GACAATAGCTGCCTTTGAAGACCAGCGTTGTGGTGTCACCGCAATGCGGTTAAGACAAACCAAGTCAAGACCAGCAGCTCCACCTGTCATTGCTCGGGGGAGGGTGGCTTTAGGGTCAAGTTTTTTGAATTTAATGTTTACCAAATTTTAGTCCTCCTTTGGATTGATAAGAAATTGAGTGTCAAAAGGGTTAACTTTACGCAGCCATTGTGCATAGCGTTTAGCTTTGGTAATGTCCTTTTCTGCTGCTTCACCTTGCTTTTTACCTGCTCTCATAGAGTATTTGATGATGTTGCCTTTGAGGAAGCCGATAAATTCAGCAGGAGACAACACAAGTTGCATCAGTTCGATAGGTTCCAAACCTGCCATAGATGCATAGTGCTCATCATAATACTTTGTGTTGGGGGCAGAAGCATCTTTGCTGTCACAGCAAGCATCAAAATTAATAAATGCATTTGCGTCGAGGGATTCAAGCTTTTCATAGGCTAAAAAGCCACTGATGAATGGCTTTTCAGGGTCTGTGTCCTCAAGCCACACATTCGCATCATAAACACCCTTTGCACGAATGATGCCTCTCTTGCCCTTGTATGTTCCACTCGTCACCTTAATTAGTTGACCCTTAACGGCTTCAGATTCTAACATAGACAATACCTCCTTAAAAATTATTGAGAAAAGACAACACACAGAAAGGAAAATAGAAACGGTGCGATTTAGATTTTGAAAAGCGTGTTGTCTTTTCTTCACTAAAGGTGACCCATTAGCATTTCTTTAGATAACTAAAGTGAACTAAAGGGACTATAAGACAATAGAGACCTTTAGTTACCTTAGGTAAGTTATTATTAGTTATTAATAACATAACCTTAGGTACTTAAAGGTCTCTATAGAATCTATAGGAATCTATAGTTATCTATTGTCTTCTTTCTTCACTAAAGGTGACCCATTAGCAAAATATATACTTACTGTCTCTTATAATGTTCAGGTCTAATTCACCCTTTTTAGGGGGAGCAGGGAGTTCTTTGGTTACTAAATATTGCAGAGATTCTTTAAATTCTGCAAGAACATCATGCTCTGTATAAAGCTCTATAAAAGCTTCTCTTACTAATTTATACATAATATCTACCTGAGACATAGGACAACCATAGCTATCATGAATCATTGTGAAGTGATTGATACCTTCATCTTTACATTTGCAGACTGTGAGCTGAAGGTGACAGGCATCCATACTATGAATAAAATTGGGGGCAATACCATTTGTTTGTCTGCTTTTGTCTATCTGCCCATTCTGATGGGGAGTGTAGATACGATAGCGTTTTCCGGCACATCTGAGCTTGACAATTTCAATATCAAACTTGACATAGCTCTGTTGCAACAATAATCCTAATGGTGTAACCCAAGACACAACATTTGAATTTTTTGTGACAAGTTTAGCACATTTATGTAACCAATCCATACCCTCAACAGCCTTTACAACTGTCTGACCTACAGCATCCCATATCTGACCAGCTAAATACTGTGCAGCCTGAAAATTATTAGACTGAGTGAAGACACAAGCTTCTCCTTGTTCTCTCATTGCTTTTTTTATTGTGTCTTCCATGATTTGAGCAGTATATCCTGCCTTTTTCGCACCATAAGCAAGTGTCATGGTTGGTCTTTTAGTAACTTTGCGGTTTACCCCAAAGTTTAACCAAATTTGTGCAAGGGTTTTTGTGCCAAACTTCATTCTCAGCTTCTTTTCATCCCATTCATCAAGAGTGCCATTTACAGCATCTTTTTTCAAAAATTCATTGACTTTTTCTGCTACTTGTGCATAGATGTCATTTGGTTTGTCTTGGGGTACAAGGTTTACAGCTTTACCGCCAATAGGGTCTCTAAGGATAGCACTGAAATGTTGCAGACCGGAGCACGTTCCATCCTGAGCATAGGGGAGACCTGTTACCCATCCAACAATAGAGCCATGCTCAGCTATCCATTGCTTAGCTTTTGCCCACTCAAAGCAGAAGGCAAGCATTTGTACAGGCTCATCCTGCTGAAGCCACCATTGATGCCCCATAGGGTCAGCAGCAGATGCTAATATATCTTCTTCATGCTGATATACCCATGCAATTCTGTCATCGTAGCTTACTTTATCCACACCTGCTAAATTAGCACCTGTAATTGCAAGCCATTTGATGTCTTCTTCATGTTGGCAGGGAGGTGTGGCTGCAAAGAGCAATAAGCCTTTGTTTAAATCATCACTTTGAGGACTGAAAGAGGGGATAGGATAGATGCGACCTCTGAAGTCCATATTCCACGGAAAGTAGATATGTGCATAGGAGCTGAAGCGTTCTGCTGTGTTTATAATAGTATTTGCACGATTCTGCAAAGACATACGGCGTTTCAGTCCCTTGTAGTATTCCACAGCCTTTTTCTTATAAGCTTTTACTTCTTCCTCAGTAGCTGTGGATGATGGCTGTTTGGGTGCATCATCATTTTCTAAAGACAACACATTACCATTCTCACTAGAGCAGGGGATATAGTTGTGTTGTCTGCATTGCTTCAGTACCTCTAATACTTGCTTATTGATTACCCAAGGGGTCGCTTGAATACTATTGACGGCTTTGTATACCTGCGGAATGTCAAGTTGCATAAGTCGACGTTTGTACTGCTTACCAAAAATTGTATCAAGGTACTTTAAGCGCAGGAGAGAGGTGAAGGAGGCAAGGTCACCATAATAACCACCATCCTCATAGCTTGTCCAATCTTTTGGGGGAATAATCATAGGACAGCTTTGTCTTGCATGTTCCAGCATGTTGTCTTCATTTCGTTGCCATGCTTCTGTGAATTGCTCTGTGGGGATAAGCTCAGAAGGGGTATCCATAGTAGCTTCTAAGGTGAAGTAGTTTGTTTCTTCCTGCGCTAAGACAACAAAAGCAGTTCCTAATGTACGGATAGCTGTGTTTTGACTATCCCAATTCGGGGCAGCGTAGCCACATTTAGACATAGCCTGTTTGAGATAGACATAGCGATAATGAAGACCAACTCTCTTTTCTATACCTGCCAATGCTCCTTTATTGGTGTCTTGTGTCTTCAGCCAATTTTCAAAGGCTTTCATCTGATATTCGTAGTACAACCCACGTCCAGCCTTAGCAGCCACATCGTTCAGGTAGTTGCCTTTTTCACCTTTGAGGGTTAAGGCGTTCAGGATAGCGGATAAAGTAACACTAGCACAGATAGAAGATATGGTATCAATATCAACCTCATCATCTTCTGTGCGAAATTCTCTTTTCAGGTCTTCTAAAAGGAAAGTGTAGTTAGGCTTTACACCTGCTTTAGGTTTCATGTTCTTGATAAGCCATTGTTCGATGGTGTCTTTGACAGCTAACAGCTTGTGAGTGAAAAATGCTTGTCCAATAGGGGTAGCTGTATCTACCATGTTATTTTCTTTTGCTTGCTGCAGGTTGCGTTGCATCGTTTCATACCCTGCTAATCTGTAGGCAGATTCCAACTTCAATTCTTCTTCCATCATGTCCACATCTACTTGTGTCATTGTAAATACCTCCTTGTGTTGATGGGTCTTTCTTCATTAAAGGTGACCCATTGTAAAAAGCTTGCTTGCCTTCTTCTAATACATGTGCCCATTGGCTTGCCTTGCTTGTCCAAAAGTAACCTTGCCTTACTTGGCAACTTGGGGGGGGGTTCTCCACATCCCTCGTTTCGTTTCGTTCCGTGCGTTGCACAAGACAACACGTTTCGTTCCGCTCAGGTGACCTTCGGTAACCACGAACATCGTTTCGTTCCGTTTGGTTGAGGGGCGGAAAAAGGGTGCAAAAAATTAGAGGTACAGTTTTGTCCGTACCTCTGTTCAGTTTTTAGTTACTCTAGTTTAAATTTTTCCAGCAGCTCCGGCACTGTCAATCCCATTTTTAAAGCTGCATCATATTGTAAAATACGTTCTGCTTTATGCATCTGCACACCATCACAGTAGCGGATACACGTAAAATGTCCGCTGGGGCTACGATGGATAGCAAGCTGATTATGAGCGTCTACAGTGATAAAAAATGTCTTCCCTTGCCGTTTATGCTCTCCCATTACTCTTGTACCTCCTGTACATCCAATGCTACCTCTTGACACGTTGGGCAGTGCTCCAGCCAGTCAAGGTCTACACCTGCGTTGAAGTTGTCGCAGTCATCTACTAACCAGTCAATGTCTGCTTGTGTCTCAGGTTGCCAAGTTGCCAGCACGTCCCCGGCGCAGTCGGGCAGCCAATTTGCACCGTCCCACACTCTCAATGTGATACTAAAATGCTTGCCGTTTTTTAAGGTTACATCCATGTGTAACACCTCCTATAGTATTATTAAAGCTTTAAAAGCTTTATAAGGCACGCAAGGCGGTTACCTTGTATGCCCTAAAAGCTCTTAAAAGGGGTTCTCCTTTTCTTCTTTTTCCGTGGGGGTTTTATCTGCCACAGCTTTGCGCTCTGCGTCGACATATGCGTATAACAAGTCTGCATCAATCCCTAAGTCAATTAAAAGAGGATACAGTGCACTTTGCTGCCCGGCTACTCCTGCCATGATACGTGCCCTTGTTATGGTAGTGCCGTACACCTTGCAGGCTTTTTGCATCTGCTTATAAGTACGTTCATATCGCAAGTATGCTTTAGCGCACGCTTGCAGTATCTGTTTATTCGTTCTCATTTGAGCACCCCCCATGCATCCAGCGTTGCATCCCAATCAATGCTGAAAAATAAGACAAAAAGCAAGGCTGCTATAACTCTTGCAACCTCTTTTAGCACCTGATTAGTATGTTTAGATACCAAAAGGCACTCAATCAGATAAGACAAACACTTTTTCACTTTTCTTTTGTACCTCCTTATACACCCACTTTACGCACTTGCAAGACTGCATCAGCGTTCCAAGCCTGCAGCTTTTGCAGGACTTTTTCCGCTTGCTGGCGTTCTTGCCACAGACTAGCAAATAATAAGCGGTTAACTGTAATGCCCTCAGGTAAACTAATAGGGTGATAGCGTCCGCTAGGGCATTTTAAATAGATAGCATACATAATATCTATACCTCCTAGGTTATTAGTTAAAGCTTTAAAGCTTTATGAGACACCCACCGCCGGAGGTAGTGGATGCCTGAAAAGCTCTAAAATGTCTTACTAAGCAGGTTTATAAAAGCACCAAGTGCTTTATTTTCTTTTTTGTTTTTGGGGGCGTTGTACCATATCTGTACAACATTTTTAGCAACCTCTACAGCCTGATACTTTATATGGTGCTCTTGCAAATACCACTTTAAAATATCTGCCTGCACGTATGGAAAAGAGATGTACCAGCGTTGTTCTTGTGCAGGTTGCGGTTCAGCACCTATTAGGGTAATTTGCTCTAATAGCTGGAGCTGGTCTTCTGTAAGTTTGTTAGGTACTACAAACTTTTCAATCAATAAAGCTTCTAACCATTCAGGCATTTTTTTTCGCCTCCTGTTTAATACATGCGTGTAGTGCTATTCCCTACGCCATGCGATACATGTATATGCAAGTCAGGGTCTAGGGTATGCAACATGTCTGCTACATCATATATAGCAGCTTTAAATACCCATAATGGGTCTACACGTTGTCTGCATTGATAGGGCAGCAGGTATAATGTCCGCTCTTCATATTCAACAGCCGGGCAGGTCATATCCCATCCGCTCCATATAACGTCTAGTCCGTTATCTTTTTTATCAATGACATATACACAGCACTTGCCTTTTCCTGTCGGCAGAATGTAAGCTGTATCCGCTTGCAGCAGTCGCTTTACATTGCTAACATGATTGTATTTGCCTGCTGCAATGTCTTTTAGTGTCATATGTACAATTTTTGGCATATAGTAGCCACCTCCTAAAATTTTTAAAGCTTTAAAGCTTTATGAGACACACAAGACAAACAGCCTTGTATGTCTGAAAAACTTTAAAGGGTTCTTATCTCTGCTGCCAGCTCATTCAGCAATACTTCTAATTTTTCCTTTGCAGTGTAGCAGTAGCTATTTTCTTCTAATATCTGCGCTGCCTTTTTCTCATAGCGTTCTGTAATTGCCAGCGGTAACCGACGATTACCAAAAGGGTCATATCCGGTAGTTAACGCAATGTCGGGGGCGATTTCGTATACATCACAGCCCCAGCCCTCAGTTCTTTCAGTATGTCCAATTTTTGGGGCAAAGTATAAGGTATATTGCAAATTGCAGTAACCGCAATAGGCTACTATAGGATATGCAGCACGCACATGCTTTTTATATACTCTCATGTTCATTTACTTGCTACCTCCTCAATCTTCAAAAGAACGTCGGCAAGGTCAAACATGCCCAAGTCAGCAGCAGCACCGCTCAGGCTGCCCATAGACAAATCACGGATAACAACTTGCAGGGTAGAGGGTTCACCGCTCAGGCAACTTTCACACGTTCCCTGTGCTGCCGTGGCTGCTTCACAGTTCAGGTGTACCATGAGTACCACCACCAGCATAAGACAAACATTTTTCATTTTAAAAGTACCTCCTAGGTTATTAAGTTTTTAAGAGTTTAATAAGCTCTTAATGAGTACCACCGCCGGGGCGGTAGTACCGATAAAAGTTTATTATTATATACGTTGTTGGCGTTCTCTGCATTTAATAAGGCGGTCAATGTCATAGCATATTGCCCTACCTAATACATCAGTGGCTAATGTCTCCGCACGCAGCCACCAGCGGTCAGCAGCTTCTAATTTATGGGCATCCGTCATATCCATATACATCAGCAGATATTTTGTATAGGTATGTCTAATTTGTTTTCTTGTCTTCATTGCTTTGCTACCTCCTCTGCGAATACTTCTTCATAAGCTGCAGCATATGCCGCTAATTGACATTGGTGTACATACACCATAGAATTTTTAGGGTCTTTTTTCAGCAGGTCTTTCAGCATGTCATTGACACAGTGAGCAGCAAAGCGGATAGCATCTAAACTATACTGGGCATAACGCTTTACTTGTGTTTTATCAGCGGTGATTATTTGTTGTCTTCTCATGTCTTTTTCCTCCCTTTTGTAGTGTGTTGTCACTACATGACATTTAAAAAATATATAGGGATATAGTCTTTTTGTATCTCCCTATGGTTATATAATACCACAGTTCACAATACATGTCAATACATTGCACAACAAAAAATGAAAAATTTTATAAGAATGTAGCATAATGTAGTGAGATGTAGTATAATGGAGAAAAGGAGGAATATACCATGTATGAAGAAAAACAAAAAGATGTATTTATACAAGTAAGAGTTCCAAAAGAATTAAGGATGCAATTCCAAACATTATGTAAAAGCAAGGCTATTAATAGCAGTGAGCTTCTGCGACAAATGATTATGCAATGGATGCAGGAGCAGCAGGATGCAACCATTATACACAAGCGCAGCAGCGATATATAATAGTAGCTGGCGTGTGTATAATAATGTAGTAATAGTTGTAATGGGGCAATAGATACCTATAGTAATACAATCAATGACAGCTCAGGGATATAATGGATGTAGTAGGGGCTGTAGGTATAGTAGTTATGGTAGTTATGGTAGGTCTGATAGATACCTAGGGCATATATACAGATACATTTTATGCCTAATTTTTACCTAAATTGTACTATACGTTCACTATAATGTACATATGTTCGCAATATCTCCATAAAAACTAGGTAGTTGTATATGCCTTGCTTGCTTATCTCAGGGCATAGACAAGGTAAATTTAACATAACATATGTTATCGGACGTAACTTGTCACCTTGGGAACATCAATGCTGTGTATGCTATTCAAATGTAGTGTATACTATTTTGGCAGCAGACCCGAAGACCACGGGGCACGGGGGGAAACCAAGCAATCTCTATATTAAATATACCCTTTCACAATTTTTGGCAATTTTTGAAGTCAGGAGGTATTAAAATGCCATCTAAAACAACTCGTAGAAGACCTAAAGGAGAGGGTTCTATAATAACTCTTCCTAGTGGTAAAGTACGTGTCAGGGTGGAATTAGACCCTGTGGATGGTAAAAGGCAATGGTTATCAGCCACAGCAGACACAAAAAAGGAAGCTGTGGAGAAGCTGAAGAAGCTTCAGAGAGACAAAGAGGATAGAGGTCTGCAAGTAAAAGCAGCGGAAGACACAATAAAGTATCAGGGCGAGGTATACCTTAAGCACCTAGAAGCTCAGCGGATGTCAGGGTCAGTAATAATCACCACAAGACGTGTACTAAAGCTACTAGACAACACTGCTAATGGCTTAGCATTATCTAAGGTTACCACTCATACTATAGATACCCTGCTCTTAGAATGGCAGCAAAAGAACTATGCAACTAATACCTATCTTAATTACATAGGTCGCTTACGGCTCTTTTTCAGATGGTGCGTGGAACAAGACCTCATTGGAAAGTCACCTGTGTCCTCAACGAAAAAGACACCAAAGAGTGACAAACCTAAGCATGAAGTGATTGTCTTATCACAAGAGGAGCATGAGCAAATCAAAGCTTTCCTCCTGCCACTATGGGAGCACAAGGAGAAGCCTATGCTGAAGTATCAGTTCTATGCTCTGTATTGTCTTGCCTACGAAACAGGCATGAGAGAAGGGGAGCTATTAGCTCTTACATGGGATTGTCTTGATGATGCTGCTAATACAATATCTGTAAAAAGAACCTTAGCTAAGGATAAGAACAACAAGACTATAGTTACATACCCTAAGACACAAGCCGGGTATCGCACAATCAAAATATCTGAGAAGACAACACAGCTTCTTATGTCTTTAAAACCCCTTAGCTTTGACAAGTCACCATATATCTTCTATAATAGGAAAAGAGATAGCTTCTATGTGGAGCGGTTGCTTATCCATGCATGGGATTTCACTAGGAAGGGCGCAGGTATCACTAGACCTTTCACGTTCCACGGAATAAGACATACCAATGCATCCAACATGATTTACAAGCATGTGCCTATCGCTCTTATAACGGAACGCTTAGGACACACCAGCATAGCGGTCACCTATGCTATCTATGGACACATCTTGCAGGAATGTTCGGAAAAACACGTTGCTGTGATAGAAGCTTAGCATGTGACACTATAAAGTCACAAACAACAGGTTTTACAAGGGAATACATTGTCAAAATAATACAAGTTTATTACCTAGACAATATATTTCTTTATAATCTATTTGGTATAACCATATACGTGTATTGGTTAAAATAGTTTCATTAGAACCTGTAAAGCTCATGGTTAAGCCATTCTTCAAATCATGGTCACTATTATGGTCACTATTGATTCAGAAGACACCTATTGATGTACTTATAGACACTATCCTCATCTATAAGCCACCTTTTACCACATTTGAAACCCGACAAGCATTTTGACCTCACGAGCAGGTAAATCTTGTCGGGTTTATTTTGTCTTAGAATCTTAGCTGCTTCTTGGGCAGTTATAAGATTTACTTTATCAGCCATTTGTGTTGTACCATAGCACCCTTAGCTTTACCATCTGTATCTACAAGTACAGTAAGCTCTAGTGCTTTATCAGCCTGATAGTTCCTTTGGATAGAGATAGGAACATATGCACGTTCATTTACATAAGACACACCTGCACCCAGCTCCCAAGAGGGGCGCAGTTTAGACAACACAGGAGTGAGGTCTACAGTCTGTTCTACAGTAGCCTTTACTCCCGGTGGTGCATCATTAGCAGAGCCACTAGTGCTATCAGGTTGATTAATAGTACCAGCAGTTCTTTTAACAATCGGTACACTCACTTTCTCGCCATTAATAACAGCGACGTATTTGTTAGACAACACCAAGTCCTCTTCTTTGGGGTTGTCTTTGGTCTCAGCATGGATTCTTGTGGTAGACAAAAGTCCACCCTTAGAATCTGAGCTGGGCATAGGGGGTTCTGAAGCTTTGTTGTCTCCTCTTAGATATAAGTAGCAGCAACCGGCTCCAATAGCAAAGCTCAGTAAAAGAGCAATTATATTCTTAGTTCTCGTGGTAAACATAGCGTTACATACCTATAATGGTTTGCAGCAGACTGTTTGCAATCTGCAAGAAACCGAGCAGCGGTCTATATTCGGGATTGAACGATGAGGATAGCGTATCCACGAACCACAAGAAGACAAACAGGGGGATGGATATTAAAAGACCATAGAGGAAGAAGGTCTTTAGTTTCATTAAGGTTTCTTTCATGATATATAGTCTCCTTTAAGAAGGTTATTTAAGGTAATAATAAAAAATACCCTAAGGAATCCTTAGGAGGTATAGGAAACCTTAGGGTATCTATAAGTATCTATTAATTAGGTTTATTAGTAATAATAACAACTACCCTTAGGTATCTATAGTCTCTATAGTACCAAGGGTATCTAAGGGTTACATATGGAATCATATAAGGTCATATGGTATCTATAGTAACTATAAGGTATCTATAGTTATCTATAGGTATAATATAATGTCCCTTTCCTACTCTTATCGAGTATGTGACCCATTAGTTTCACAGGTTTATATGACCCATTAGCTATAAAAGTTATCAACCACCGTAGCTCCTCCGAATTGTGGTTGTCTTTTTCTATAGCGTTCCGGCACAAGCTCAGGATTATATTCTTTGTGTAAGATACCAAAGTCAGAATCCCACCATTTCATAAGCTGTTCTTCTTCAAGCTCATCAATGCCCTGTTGAGCATCTCGGTCTAAGCTTTCTAACCAAAAGGCAACAGCCATGGTCACAGCATCAAGCCTATCATCATGGGCAAGCGCACCTTTATCTCTAGTGAGCCTTGTGAGCTGATAGATTAAAGAATACTTTTGGTCATTCTCATACACCTTATAATCATCATAGATAACAGAGGTGTTGACAATGAGCTTATGACGCATCATAACAGGTTCAAGTGTATCAATGATACGAGCTTCTTTCTGCTTGTTGTTCTTGACTTCCGTGTAGGTGCAAGGATGAACCTTATTCAGTACAGGCTTAAAGAGCTGCCCCCACATACCATCACCGAAGTTGGCTTCAGCGACAACATCATTCACACCCCAAAACTTACACTTATTAGCTAAGATGTTGAGGGTATCATCACCATAACCATCACGATAGCCACCAACTTCCATGAGGAACAGGTAACCATTGAGAATCTTGATAACAGCATAGGCAAGTTCATCTGCACCACGTCCGGAGGGGTCAATAGCCATTACAGTGCCTGTATATTTAGCAGTCTCTTTAGACCTGTCAAAGGGGGCATAGAAGAAGTCACCTTTAAGGGCAGTACAGGGTACATCTTTTAGGCGTTGTTCATACCCACTTGCCCATGCCCACTTCATAGATGCTTCATCCATATCAAGGTCAGCCACAATAAAGTCAGCCACTTTGAGCGGATACTTTTCAGCATCAGAGAGGTTTGTGTCAAGCAGGAACTGCAAGGCGAAGCCAGCTTTACCATAGGACAGTCTACGTTTGAAAATTTCTTCATCATTGAAGCGTAGAGGGTCAGTAGGTTTACCTGCTAACGTGGGGTCTTTATCAAGTGCATCAGCAATGAAGGTATGCAATCTGCTGCCATAATTATCACGAGCCTTTTTATCCTCAGGGTAGATAACAGGAATAATGGTGCAGGAGTAGCCACGATTTTGCAACTCATTATAAAGAGACATCTCACATTGAGGTGTACCTAAATAGACAATCTGCCCATTAGGTTTAAGTATGGAATCAAATTCCTTAACTGCTTCACTCAATTTATCTCTCTGTACCTGCGTTGCAGAGTTTGAGGGAATCTCAATATCATCAGCAATCAGCAGGTCAGCACGAGAGCCTGTAATCTGACCATAGATACCAACAGACTTTACAGAAGGGGAGATGTCAGGGACAGCCGGGGCAACATCAAACAGGTTCATGGTGTCTCTGTTACCTTTGGTTGTATCAGGTCTTAAATGCTCTAAAAATGGTAAGACATTAAGGATACGCTTAATGAAGACAGCGTTGGCATCCGCACGTTCCTTTGAAGCAGACACAATCTCTACTTTAATCTGAGGGTTATTCCATAAGCTCCATCCGGCAAAGGCACAGGTAATGAAGCTCTTTGCAGCACCACGGAACGCTTCAAGAATAATGCGGTCACTAGGGGGATACTGCAAGTAATGTGCCATTGCATATTGAATAGGGGTGGGTGGAGGAAGACCAATCATTTTCCACAAAATAAAGAGGAAGACCCTGAAGTCCTCCTTAGCTTTAGCAACCTGTTCATCTGTCCATTCAGACATTAGCTCACCTGCCCATCAAAATCAAAGGTAGGAATCTCTTCCACTACCTTCTGAATCTTTTGTACCCCTTGGGTTTCAGGGGTAGTCTGCAATTTATTCTGCTTTAAGAACTCACGAACCTTAGCAAGAAAAGCAGGATTGCGACGTAACTCCGGGTCATCAAGCCCCTCTAAAAGGGCATTGACTTCACCTATAGCAAGCTTATCAAGTAGTTTCTCATCTATCTGCATAGTTTATCACTCCTTTGTATTCATAAATCAATTCTCACACGATTGAGAGGGGTTGGGAGTGCTATTTGAGCATTGAAACACTCCCATAGGTATAATCACATAGGCAAGAAAATTAAAATGTTCAGATAGGCTCTCAGGCGTTACTGAGGGCGTTTTAACCTCTTACCTTTTAATTCTTCAATGTAATCTGTTTTAGTTATATCAACAAGACAAACATCATATGTCTTGGATAGAGTACGAATAGCAGCAGCAGTCCCTTTACCAAAACGAAAAGACCACAGAGGACATTTGCAAATATGACAATCTCGGATGTTATCAGAAGTACCTGCACAGTCCATACACTTTAAACGAATAGCACGAGTGAGTGAGGGGTTCTTAATATCAGCGATATACACCTTTTTAGCCACGGAAGTCACCTCCTAAATGGATAAAGCGGTCTCTAATCTCCTCAGTGCGCCCTTGATTCCAAAACTGTGAACCTAAATATCCGCAGGTTCTACGTGTCACGTTCATCTTGGTTTTGTCTCTATTACCACAATTCGGACACTCCCATTCCAATCTGCCATTATCTGTGATAATCTTAATCTCACCATCATAACCACAGACCTGACAATAGTCACTCTTTGTGTTCAGCTCTGCATACATAATGTTGTCATAGATAAATTGAATGACAGCCATGACTGCATCAATGTTTTTGGTCATATCTGCACACTCAATGTAACTGATAGCCCCACCCGGACTGAGAAGTTGAAACTCAGATTCAAACTGAAGCTTGGTAAAGGGGTCAATAGGCTCACGCACATTCACATGGTAGCTATTGGTGATGTAGTCATGGTCAGTGACTTCCTTAATCACCCCAAAGCGGTTACGAAGACACTTAGCAAATTTATATGTAGTGGTCTCCATAGGAGTACCATAGACACTATAGCCTAAGTGTTCCTTAGCTTTCCATTCAGCACACTTATCATTAAGGTGCTGCATGACAGAGAGAGCAAAGGGTTTCACAGCCGGGTCAGTATGTGATTTACCGAACATTGCCATACAACACTCATAGAGACCTGCATAGCCAAGGGAGATAGTGGAGTAGCCATTCTCCAACAACTTGTCAATCTTCTCACCCTTCTGCAGGCGAGCAATAGCACCATATTGCCAATGGATAGGGGAGACATTGGAGATTGTACCTTTAAGATTTTGGTGTCTTACACGCAAGGCTTTGTGGCACAGCTCCAAACGCTCATCAAGAATAGACCAAAATTTATTCTTGTCTTTATCAGCAGACAGCGCAACATCCACAAGGTTGATGGAGACAACACCCTGATTGAAGCGACCATAGAATTTGGCTTCACCATTTTCGTCAAGATAGGGGGTCAAGAAGCTTCTGCATCCCATAGGAGGATAGCAATGCCCAACACCATCTTCGGTCTTCTTATTCTTCAACATAATCTTTTCAGACAAATAATCAGGTTGCATACGCTTAGCAGTGCATTTAGCGCACATCTCTGTGAGGTAATAATAGGGAGCACCTTTACGGATATTGTCTTCCTCTAAGACATAAATTAGCTTAGGAAAAGCAGCAGTAATCCATGCACCCTTTTCATTCTTGACACCCTGATAGCGTTGACGAATGATTTCCTCAATAACCATAGCAAGGTCTTTCTTCTCCTGCTCATTCTTAGCTTCATTGAGGTACAGAAATAATGTAACAAAAGGTGTCTGACCATTGGATGTCATAAGGGTATTAATCTGATACTGCATTGTCTGCACACCCTTAGTGATTTCAGCTTTCAGTCGCTTTTCTGTGATATAGTCTAAGTCCATTTCATAATACTCTGCCTGAATATCATCTAGTTCCTGCTTAACTTCTTCTTTAATTTTTTGTCTTGACGTATTGACAAATGGAGCTAAATGTGCTACCGATACACTCTGACCACCATATTGGTTAGAAGCAACCTGCGCCATAATCTGAGTAGCAATATTACAAGCAGTAGCAAAGCTATGTGGCTTTTCAATCATAGTACCATTGATTACAGTGCCATTTTGCAACATGTCTTCCATATCTAAAAGGGCGCAGTTGTACATCTTTTGGATAGCATAATCCATATCATGTACATGGATGATACCTTCTTTATGAGCTTTCATTACATCCGGAGGAAACAACAGCTTTTCAGAGAGTTCCTTAGAGACCATACCTGCCATATAGTCACGTTGGGTAGACAAAATAACAGGGTTCTTATTAGAGTTTTCCTCATTCACATCTTGGTTGCTGAGGTTGACAATATCAAGCACTTCACTCAAAGCACCTTTGGTATTACGAATAAGCTCACGTTTATAGCGGTAACGCACATATTCTCTAGCTACCTCAGGATACATAGAGGTCATAAGTTTTTCCTCTACAATATTCTGAATGTCCTCAACTGTCATTTCAGTTTCCTTAGCAATTCTCTCAATGTATTCAGCAATATTTTCTTTTGTATAATCATCAACATAACCAGCCTTAGAGATGGCAGTAATGATTTTGTCTTTATTAAAGGCTACAAGAGACCCATCACGTTTTTTAATTTTCAAATCTATATAGACCTCCTTTAAAAATAAAAAGAGGGAGACTAAGCTCCCTCGTAAATCTTACCAACGTGCCATATAACCCCGGACATCCACATGAACACCCCAGCTATAAATACCAATACCATCAGCACCAGCAGTTACCGCAGCATCATACAAAGACTGCAACATGACACCATCAGGGCATTGCACATCCGCAGCAGTTCCGTAGATATGCTGACTGTTAGACACACCTCCTACCTCAGCATTGTGGGCAGGGCAGCGGTAACCACAGGACAGCACTAAAGGCTTACCAATGATAGCACGCATACGCTCTAATACCTGTACAAGCCGTGGGTTGATGTCAGCACCATTGTGGAGACCACCACAGCCACATTTACAGGCAAATTCACTAGAATCAAAATGAGCAGATAATTTCACTTATTACATTCCTCCTTTTTAAAAAAGGTCTTATACAGCAAGACCCAAATCTGAATCAAGACATACATAATGGTGACGATATACACCCAATCAGATAGAGGGATACCCATGAGGGATAGGGTGGAGACACCAATAGGAGGGGTTGTCTTTACAATTTCATTGTCCATAATATCCTCCTGTTATTTTGTTATGAATAGAGCAACTACGGCTGTTGCCAATACTCCAATAGTAAATGCCACAGCAAAAACAGTTATAGGCTCAATATACATAAAAATCCTCCTAGTTAAAAATAAAAGAGGGTCAGCTTCTAGCCAACCCTCGGTAACATTATGCAGTAGCAGTGGTAGTAGCAGGTAACTTAAGTTTCAGATAGAGCAGCTCTCTATCCTTATCTGCCAACTTATCACGCAGAGCTTGCATAGTGTTGCAGGTAATCAGAGCACGAGTTTTCTCACCTTCCTCATGGATAGCGGTGGTAACCTTACAGGTGTTTGCAGCACCCTCAAAGCGCAGGGCATCAATGTTACGATTGATGCTTTCACCAACACTAGCTACTTTGTATCCGGTTTCTTTTTCATTCATACCAACAGTGTAGAAGCCGTCGCACATACCACTTTGGATACCACGCAGACTAGCTTTGATGTCTTGGTTGTCTAAGCCTTCAGACAGCTCTGCACGAGTTACAGTGCCTTGGAAAGCAGAACCATTACCACCCCAGCCACCAAAACCACCAAAGCCACCACCAAAAGCAGCTAAGAGGATAAGGTATACAAAGGGGTTATTCCACATCTCATTACCATTAGAACCTTGTTTGGCGAGCATCAGGGCATCACCGAGACCTACGCCAGCATTAGCCATTTCCATTACTTTTCAACTCCTTTTTGAACTTGGTTGATGTATGCTTTACCTACATTGATGTCTTCATCCGACATACCACGCTTACGAGCTTCCTCCTCAACCATTGCTAACAGTTCAGGGGAAACTTGCTTCAAGGCTTGCATCATCATCATTTGCATAAGTTTGTTTTGGTTCATGTTATATTGCATAGTGACTAGTCACCTCCTGCTATTATGATAACATGAATTTAGGAATTGAAAGTTGTAACTAAATGACTATAAAGTTACTTGAAAAGGACAAGATATACTTTGTCATATATTTGTCTTAAGGCACGTTTGATACAAGACACATCTTCATGGTACTCCATAGCAAGCTTTTGTTGCGAGTAGTCCTTAAGGATAGTTTTATTGAGTATGTCTTGTTGTTTTGGTGTGAGCTTAGCTTCTGTTGTGATTGTCTTGTACTCAGTGAGAGTAGAGGACTTAAGCCAAGCACGAGCCTTTTTGCGATTCTTTTCCATGATAAAATCCTTTCTGCCCACCCAAACCCCTAAAGGGGAGACAACAACCCTGTCTTTTTATTTAGTTAAAGTAAGCTAATAGCTTCGGTTTCCTCTTTAGTTGATGCAGCTTCCACTTTTTCTTTAGCTTTTCTATAAGCAGTGTGGAGCTTATCACTTCTCAGTGCTACCTGAGCAATGACACCACGCAGGTCAGATGCAGTTACTTTCACATCTTGATTGTCTGCCGTAGTCCATGTGAGAGCAGCGGAAGCACCGGCAACTTCAAGGGCGATTATGGCAGCATTTATACGCTCTCTAGCCTTATCATCATAATCAAAAGAGTAGCCTTGGTATTCAATCGGTTCTACTTCTGCTTTGTCACGTTGCATCTTTAAAATTTCGATTCTGCGATTTTTAAAATACTCAATCGGTTCTTCCTCATGCGTCACTTCGACACCCAACTTGCAAAGGGTTTCTTCGGAGATGGAGAGAGGAATGAAGATACCTTCCTGCCCTAAGGCTTCTGACAAAGGGTAGATGTGAGTATAGGTATCTTCTTTGTATTTATATTTTGTCTGCATTTTGTTCCTCCTTTGCTTAATAATCTTCAACTGTAGGTTTCATGTCATTTATTGCTTTGCCCCATGAAAAAGTCACACCACTTGTATAAAAGCAATTAAACAGCAATCTATAAGTTTTATTGGGTGTTACACCTACAATGGAATCAATATCTGCGGCATCGTCGACTTCACCCTCAGATGTAGTATAAAACCAACCCTCACCCCAAACTTTATTGGTTGATGTATTCTCTATGTTAGCATAGTTGGATACATCGGGGTCACCCTCACCCCCATCAATAGACGATGTTACTTTGATTCTCTTAATCCCCGGTGGAACAGTAAAAGAAATTGTTTTATTATTTGCGTAATTCCAAGTCCAATACTTGCTACCATCTTCAACCTTTACCTCACCATTTTTCATCATCATTCTGTTTAAGCCCATATTACCACCTCTACGATAACTTATTAGCTTGCACGATGCTGGTCAGATTATTGCTGGCATCTTTTACCATCATAATGTTTAAAAGCAAACCGGAGCTTGTAATAGCTACATCAGATGCAGACCCTATATACTTAACAGTTCCACAGTTAGTGATAGTCAATGCATAGTCTGCATCCGCTGTAAAGTACGCACTAAATACAGAGATTTGTGACTTATCAACTTTCATTGCCAAAGCACCTAAATCAAGTGTGAAATTATTAGTTGCCTTATACATCATTGCAGATATAATCGGCGTATCATTCGTACCTGTTACGATGTATATAGGATACTTTTCGTAATATACCAACAAAAAGTTTAACGTCTGCGCTGCTGTCCAAGTGTTAGCCACCGACGTTTTAGCGTAATCAGCAAGCGATTGATGCTGTGTCAAATAACCTGCATCGTTTGGCAGGTCAGATACTTTAGTAGGCACACTAGCAGCAACGGAATCAATAGCAGCTTTTACAACTTTATTCTGCACAGGGTTGATAGAGGTATCGCTAAGTGCTGCATCAACAGTAATGCCACCATCTTTACCATCTCTACCTCTAGGCAGCATAAAGTTCAACACAACATTACTAGCAGTACCACTATTGGTAACGCTTGCATTACTACCTGCTGCCCCTGTAGTCACGCTACCAATCGTGATAGACGCAGCAGTACCTGTATCACCTTTTGCACCCTTGATGTTCACACTAGCAGGATTAGTCAATCCAGCTTTATTTGTCCAACTTAAAACACCCTCCGTAGACACACTAGGCACAAATACATTGACGTTTTCACTATAATTCTTAGCATTGTCCATGTAGGTTTTTGCTTCACCTGCGCTGTTTCTTGCATCAGACGCAAAGTTACTAGCAGTAGTAGCAGCAGATTGAGCTGCTTCTTTACTAGCACCTGCATTATCAGCAGAGGTCTTAGCGTTGGCAGCATAAAGGGACGCATCACTCTTAGCAGCTTCTGCTACATTCTTGTAACCTTCGGCTAACCTTGCGCTTTCAGCAGCACTTGCAGCAGATGCACTAGCAGACTGTGCGCTGTTATATGCATTGTCTTTATGGTTGCCAGCAGTATTCATAAGCTGTTCAGTTTGTGTCTTGATAGCGTTCATACGCTGCATCATAGAGCTTTCTTCATTATCAATGTAGTTCTTGGTGACAGCATCCTGTGCATCCTTAGGGTCAGCAATGTTAGACACACGGAACTTACGTCCTTGCCATACACCACTTTCCTCATCAAGAACAATAGAATTGGTCTTAGACCAATCACTTGCTTCCTCTAAGATGTGCAACTGCTGAACCTCTGATATAGTCATATCCTTAGCTTTCAGGATACTTGCATCTGCCCAAGACACCAAGCGAGTGGTTGGCGTATTACGATAGATATGCACAATGCTATCTTTAGCTGGTGCAGAATCAAACATAATCATACGATTACTTATAGTGAACCCTTCGGAAACCTCTGCATCATTAATAGCCACATGGACAAAGGCTGGACGCAAATAATCAAAAGGCACAGAGAAATTTGTTTGAGAACCATCGGCTGTGTAAGTAATAGATGTAGCCAATTTAATAGCTATATTAATCATCTCCTTTACAAAAAATAAAAAGACCACCAGCTCTAAAAGAGCCAGCGGTCACCAATTCAATTTATTATCTCCTCATCTGAGGAAAACTATTATAAAATTTTTGTTTGTCTTCATACATTGCTTTTTCGGCATACTCTGTGATTTCCGCAATATCTGAGAAGACACCGGCAGAGTAGCCTAAGGCAGCTAGGGGAGGGTTGTCCTTAACCCACAGGGATTTATGGAAAGACAACACACTTCCAAGAAACTCGTGGATTTTAATATCAAACCCAGCTACTATAAATTCATCACCTGATATATGATAACAGTTATAAATAGGGGAGATAAAGGTTTCCTTAAGCTTAGCTGCAAAGTCCTTTATCAGCTTATCCCCTGCACTGTGTCCAAAGTGGTCATTGGTATATTTCAGACCATTGATGTCTGCAAAAAGGATACCAACGAAACCAATGTGATTAGTGGTACTGTCACGCTCAAAGGCTTGCTTATTGTACAGTCCTGTGAGAGCATCACGCATAGCACCTTGCTCATAAATACGAGTTATGTCCGCTAAAAGTTGGGCATAGCTATTTTTGAACTGTTGCTGTATTTCACGTTGAATATCAGCACTTAATTCCATGGGACAGAACTCCTTTCATTATCTAGAAAAGGAACAATGGATAGGTATGAAGTTAGTAGCTGTACATTGGAATCACCTCGGGGAGAGAAAAAGGGGCATTAGTTCCACATGGAATTGAAATAACCACAACCCCCTAAAATACTTAGAATAACTACGATAGTTTCAATGATTTTAGTTTTCAATGGTATTTCTTTATTAAGGAGCACCTGCTTTAGCAGAACATTATATAGCATATAAATGATGCTTATAAATAAAGCAAAAGCACCACATAACCAAAGCGCACCCTCTACCATATCAAAAATGAAGCCTATTATCTGCATAAATCATATCACCTCTGATATTAATTATAGCACATTATTCAGGTGATTGTATATATTTGTAATTAAGATACTTCTTATTGGCACTTCTGAAAATGATATTTTGCTTTTTGTTAAGTTCATCAAGCTTAATACGCTTGGTGTCTGCATCCATCTTTTTGTCTGCATACAGTTCCCTAATAGCTTTAGAAACTTTCATAGCATCTGCCCTAGCTTTACGCATACCTTTAAGTTCTTTGTCTACCTTAGGCTTCCTACCCTCAAAAGAGGCATCTGCATATTGTGTCTCCAGCTTATCAAGACCACCAAAGAATACATCCTTGCTGCGGGAAGTACCTGTACCCTCAGTATATGTAAATCGAGTATATTCAGTCCACTTCCTACTAGGGGTAGCCTCATCTTTAGCCATCATATTGACACCACCCATAAAAGCATAACCCATAGAGCCTGTGAGACCATAGATTGTATTGTCTATCTTAATAGGTGAGAGATTAGTCACCTGACCAATACCACGAGCTACCATAGAGGTATACTGATTATATTGATTCTTAGGGCTAAGCTTTTCAAGACGTTGGTCAACAAGAGGACGGTTACGATACATAGAGTGGTTTGTCTGCCATTCATAGAACTTTTCAATAATGGGAGGAGCACCGGAAGGAGCGAGGTCTTTGATAAGCTTATAGACAACATCCGCAATGACCTGCTTATCTTCCCCTTCAGCCATGACATCTAATAATCTTTCAGGTATAGAGCCAGCTAGCTGTCCGATAAAGGTAGGTTTAGGATAATCATAGATGGTATCACCTATCTTGATGTACCATGCTTTATTCTTCATCTCCATAGGCATATCCTTATACCAATCTTCGTCTTTATTCCAATACCACAATAACAGGGTGGGAAACAGTACATGTTCTGCCATAGCAAGCCCAACACTGAGAGGATTTTTAGAAAGCTCTCTAGCTGTCTTTAAAGTACCTTGAAAAGCCGCATTTAAAAAAGGCGTATGCCTGTTAAGAATTTTAACAGTAGTACCACTCTTCGCAAAATTAAGGGTACTGTCAGAAGCAACCATAGCAGCTTCAATCATAGAAGCACCACGTCCTTTAGCACGTCGATAAAGAGCCATACGTGGTAACTGTTCCATAGCTTCACCATATGCTACATTCCAATTCCATAATACTTTGATAGGATATAAGATTTTATCAAGGGCAGAATCACTAATGTTAGGGTCTACAGTTTTCCTAAAGTCTTTATTGATTTCAGCAATAGAGCCTAAGCGTGTGGACATAGTGACACCATTAGACCTAAATTCTCTTTTGTATTGTCTAAGCAGAGCACGTTCTCTGTTGTTGCGAATGATAAGTTTACCAAAAGCATTGTCACTATTGAGCATCTGCAATCCCTGCCAAAAGATTTTCATAGGAGCAACAAGGGGAATGTGAGAAGCACTACGCCCATCAGCGTTCATAATAGTGGCTTCAAGAATATCTTTGCAGAGGTTAGCAGTAGCGAACATAGGTGTGCTAGTAGAGCCAATACGTAAAGCTGTTGCTGCGCCATGAGATATTTTTTCAATAATGTCAAGTTTAGAAGCACTCATATTGCCATCTTCAGAAGTCATAGCTTCATAGAGACCTTTCATCATACATTGGTAGTATTTAGGGTGTCCCTCTTCATATACAGTAATAATTTGTGAAACGTGCTTGTATTTACCATCTTTTACAGGCATCATAAGAAAATGTCCCTTTTCACCTTTAGCTAAATCAGCAAGAGCAAGACCAACACGGTTGCGCTCTACTTTAGTGACAATACTCTGCATATTTTTAACAGCTTGGACAAGAGGGTCTTTAATAATACGTTCAGACCCCTCAACAGTCATAGCCTTATGGGATGCAAAGAAGTCACTAGTACCCTCAATCTCAAATGAACGTGACATAGGGATATATTCAGGGTATTTTTTCAAGAAGGTATTAGCAACCTTTGCAGGGATAATTTGTCCGGCAACGGCAATTCGCAACACATTCTCATTCCATTGTTTCCAAAGATTAGAAGCAACTTTCATCTCAGGCAGTTCCTCTGCTTTAGCAATGATTTTATTACATTCTGCAAAGGTGTGTGTTGTCTTACGTCCTGTTCCCATAACTTCTAATTCGTGTTTAGCTGTTTGGTAGGTATTAAAAGCTTCATAGAAATCAGTATACTCAGTCTCTTTAAGCCATTTTTGAAGCTCAACACCACGCTTACCTTGTGCATCCAAAGGTTTCAAGATGTCAGTAGCGACAACATTATTGAGAGCAACATTGAATTTTGTCTGCATCATCTTAATAGCAGCTCTAGTTCCTAGATTATTACCATTCAGAAGACAACCAACAGTATCATTACCTGCTTGCTTTGCATACTGTGCTAAGACAGCAGGGTCATTCTCCATAGCTATCTTTACACCTTGGTTATCCTCATAAGCTCTTATGCTTTCGTCAAGGTCAGCATACTCCCAAGCAAAATGCTTTTTAGTAGCAGTCCAAGTACCAATGAGTTTATCAATTCTTTTGCCAAGCTCTTTGTCTGCCCAATGAAACATGCCAGCAGCTTTGCTGAAGTCAGACTGTGAACCCCATCGGCGCACCTGTTGTCCTAAAAGGTTCATCTGTGCCTGATAAAATCTATCACTTGCAATAGCCTTTTCAAACTCAGCATAGGCAAGAGGGAAGTGCTTCTTAGCCATCTCAGGGTTGACACAATACTCATTCATAAAGGCAGCACGTCCTTCTTCTACATAGGTAGCATAGTTTCCCGGAGCATATCTATTACCATACTCACCATGTTGCCATATGGAAGTAGCACCATCATAAAGTTCTTTTTGAACTGCTGTATCTTTACCCCAACCAAATTTATCAGACAAACCATGACCGATTTCATGGCAGATTACAGACCATGCACGAAACCCACGGATACGGATACCTTTACCTTGGGGCATAAAGTAACCTAAGGTTCTATCACTATCAGTTAAATCCAATCTACCGGGGCGAATAGGGAACATAGCTTTTGCAGTTTCCCATATATCTTCTGCACTCACAGGATGAGGATAAAGGTTATCTTTACTATATTCCAGCCTATCGCCAAATGCACCCTGCATAATTTCAGGTGTCTGCCTAGCTTCGATGTGGTCGGTAGCTAACTGATTAGCAATAGCATCCTGTTGCATTTGTTGTTCGGGCATCTGTTCAGGATATGCTTTTTCAGCGGTTGTCTTGGGTTCACGTTTCGTAACCTGAGCAGGTGTAACCATCTCCTCATAGTCATTATCAACATCCCATACATTCTCACGATGCTGCTTACGATGCTTACGTTTCCTTTTATTCTTCTCTTTAGTAGGAGAACCTAACTTTTTGTTTGTCTCATCAACCTTAGTCTTATCAGCCATAACCTCAGTAGCAGGGTTTGTCTTTTCAGACACAATCTCTGCATCTGTGACAGGGTTTGTCTTGGCAGACCAATCAGCTTTGGCAAGCTTTTTAGCACCAATAGCAGTATCGGTCAAAAATTGGCTGACAGCAAAACGAGCAGGATGTTCTGCTGCGTAATTACGTACATTCTCATCCATAGCAAGAACTGTACCTGCTGCAATACCGCTACCCACAAAAGGGGTAGTCATAACCTTAGAGACTTTAGGGGCAGCCTTAGATAAAAGACCACCCACCCCATGTGTCACAGAAGCTGCCACAGTACCTGCCATCATAGGGAGCAGGGATGCTTTGGCTTGGTCAGACATCTCAGGGGCATTTTCAATCTCCTGTGCTTTCTGCATCTCATGCACCATGATAGGTACTTGAACAGCCAAAGGAATCCAAGGACTAGCAGCACCTGCTACGTCACCTATGAGAGTAAGGGGGTCTTTGGTAGCCACATAACGAGCATCATCCACAGCATCCTGCAAAGCCTGTGCAACCTTTTCTTGTGCAGGAGAGGGAGAAGATGCATCAACGTCCGGTAAAGCCATATCATCAATAGCATCAAAATTACCTGTTTTATAGGCTTCACCAGCAGCCACAGCAAGCTTCTGACCTGCTTTGTCCATGTCTTCAATCCATTCAGTAACACTCTCTGCTAAATCATGCAAGGGGTTAACTTTGGTATTAGAGAGCTGTTCTTGCCCTTTGGCTTGTAAATCAACACCGCTGACATAATCATCATCCATCTTATGCCATGCATCATACATATCAAATTTAGCCATAATTCCTCCTATTCCCCTCTAGCATCTGCTAACATATCATTTATATTACCTTCAGCACCAAAGACATCACGTAAAACTTTATTTACATCAAGACCTGCTTGTTGTGCAAGAACCTCAACTCTGCGGTGAATTTGGTCTTCATCTAAAGGAACACCTCTATCATCAGTGGGGTTACTATTGACTAAGATTTTTAATTGAGCTATCTGTTGGTCATAATCTGAAAGAGTAGGGGTATCATTTGATGGGTCATAGTTTGATTTAGAGGTAGACTGTGTTGTCTCTTGCTCACTAGGGATATACCCACGTTTCTTTTTAAACTCTAGCAAGGCATTAAGTCTTGCTGTAGCTCTATTGGCTCTCTTTTGCAAAGCCTTGTATTCATCAGAATCACCATCAACATCAGGGTCTTGATAAGCTTTATACCATTCGGCGTATGTCTGA